AGATGATTGATGCTTTAGGAGAAAGAGTTTTACAGAAAGACCTAAAGCGTTTGGTTGATCGAACGGGTGCGGCGGGCGTCGATGGGGCGTTTTTATTTCCTGATGATCTGCCGGACGAGACAGAGGCGCAGCAGAAGCGTCGGAAGATGCGAATTACCAAGGAACAGGCGGCGAGGTTGGTGTCATGAAGAAGATTCCCATTCGGAAGGGGTTTAAGCCCGTCGAGAAGGTGAATGACGTCCTCGAGGAAATGCCGGGCACCCTTGTAGACCACCTTGCTTTTCATGGTGAGGAATTCGAGTCGATGTTTATCACCTTCGCGCCCGATGGAACGTGGTTTTTGTCAGGGTTTGGCGGAAAGGCGTTTGGCTCATTGAATCAGGTTTCGGAAATTCTTATGGAGGCGGCCATGTTGGTCGGCCAGGACAAGGAGACTATGCACTAATGGCAAAGGACACCAAGAAACCCAAGGCGAAGGCTCTTGAGAGGGGCGAACTGCCCGAAGGCGAGATAATCGTCGCCATGACCGAGTATCGAGGCATGGTCCATGTCGCCACCACTAAGCATATTTACGTCCTTGGCGGCCGCGACAGAACAAAACTACAAAAAATGCTGTTTACCGTCGAATAATGGCTGAAATAATCCAGCCTATCGGCACTCAACAGGAAATCGTGACGTCGATTACACGATGGCTTGAGGCCGGTCCTACGATGCCTTTGGTTTTACAATCCATGTGGCAGATTAATACTTATGACGCAAATGGCGTCCAAACGGGACAGCGCGAAGAATGGCGTGACGTTCCCATTGTAACGAAGGGAAGCGAAGATGAGTGAGTTTCAGACAGCCGTTGATAATTATGAAGCCGAAAACACTAAATTCGAGGCTGGTAACAACGCCGCCGGTACACGGGCCAGAAAATGGCTGATGGTGTTGAAGCGAGCGTGCGATAACCGCCGGAAGGAAATTCAAGACGTTAAGAACACCGGATGAAGGTCGTCGACGGAACCCCGCCTAATTTCGAGGAAATCCTCATGGCGTTTCCGGGCGCTGATGGCGTCGGTGTCATGTTCTGCTACGGAGATACGATCTATGCCCCCGGCCGCACTTCCGTTGCAGACCACTTTCATGCCCACGAGGCGATTCATGCCATCCAGCAGGGCGACGATCCCGCCGGATGGTGGAAAGTGTATATAACGTCACCGGCGTTTAGGCTGGAACAGGAAATACCGGCGCATCGGGCCGAATATGAATTCAGGTGCAAGGATATGCCACGAAAACACCGCCGCAGATTGCTCAGAGAAACCGCAGGGAAATTAGCCTCTCCCCTTTACGGGAGTCTTATTTCTGTCGGTAAAGCGAAGGCGGCGCTGCGAGCATGAGGTACAATAAGTGCATGATTGGCTTTAATCCTAATCTCGACGAGGACATCGGTGTTTTCCCATGGCCCGACCCTCAACGCTTATCCGACATATTTCCCTGTACTGTTGGGGCTTGCAATATGTCTCTCCATGATTTGTCACCGCAAAGACAAGCTCTCCAAATGATGGCTGAGTTGGCTACAATTCTTGCAAACACCAATTTATCAAGGGCTGCTATCCACAAAGCCTTTCTTGAAATTGACGAATATAGGTGGCTGCTATCGTCCGACAGCAACGGTTCGGAAGATGCGCCTGATTGGTTTTGGAGTGGTTGATGTCACCTACAAACCCGCCGGAGAAGTCCTCCTTGCCTTTCTTAAATGTAACGATTTCGTTCGAGGATGCCGAGGCCCTGTCGGAAGCGGCAAATCTGTTGGCTGTTGTATCGAGATTTTTCGCCGGGCATCTGAACAAGAGCCTGGACCTGACGGAATACGACGGTCCAAATGGGCTGTCATTCGTAATACGAACCCGGAACTCAGGACCACTACGATCGCAACATGGCTACAATGGTTCCCCGAAAACGAGTGGGGAAACTTCCGATGGTCGCCCCCATACACCCACCATATCCGAAAAGGCGACATAGATCTTGAAGTCCTTTTCCTCCCCCTGGACACGCCTGAGGACATTAAGAAACTGTTGTCGCTGGAACTGACCGGCGTATTTATCAATGAGGCGCGGGAAGTGCCTAAAGCCATCATTGATGCGGCAACGTCGCGCGTCGGTCGGTTCCCCTCTCTCAAGGATGGAATCGGCCCCACATGGTTCGGCGTTATCATGGATACCAACGCGCCGGAAACAGAACACTGGTGGCCCATCCTTTCCGGCGAGGTTCCGGTCCCCGATCATATTTCCGAGGAACAGGCTTTAATGCTGATAAAGCCCGATAATTGGAGCTTCTTTACCCAACCGCCAGGGATGCTCGAGATCAGAGGCGAGAAGGGCGACCTTGAGGGCTATGAAATGAACCCCTTGGCCGAGAACAAAGACAACCTCCCGCCGGGATATTATGCCAACATGATTCGCGGCAAGATGAAATCGTGGATTGACGTCTATGTATTGAACCGCCTTGGCAGCACCGAGGAAGGCAAGCCGGTGTATCAGGGCTTTGCGGAGAAAACCCATGTGGCGAAAGAATCACTTAACCCCTCTCCAACAACGATCTATTGCGGCATCGACTTCGGGCTTACCCCGGCTGCTGCATTTCTCCAAAATCCCGGTTCCCGATGGATGTGTCTTGCGGAACTTGTCTGTCAGGATATGGGAGCCAAGCGTTTCGTTGAGGTTCTCCGACGATTTTGTGGCGAGAATTACCCCGAATACGACATTCAATTTTATGGCGACCCGACTGGAGATTACCGCGCACAAACTGACGAGCGAACGCCGTATGACATTATGCGGGCTGGCGGCGTGCGCGTTATTCCTGCGCCATCCAACGATCCTGTTGTCCGTGTTGAAACTGTCAATCAGGTATTGGCTCGCATGGTCGACGGCTCGCCCGGCTTCCTGATCGACAAGCCTCGATGCCCTGTCTTGGTGACAGGCTTCCTTGGCGGCTATCATTATAGACGCCTGCAAGTGTCCGGCGAGAGATATGAGGATAAGCCGTCCAAGAACAAATTCAGCCACGTTCACGATGCCCTGCAATATGCCCTGCTTGGCGCCGGCGAAGGGCTCGAGCTGGTCAGGGGTCCGCGCGCCATGAGGCCGACGGTTGCCAAGAACGCGTCCGACGGCACAAGCCGCGGATTTTTCAAAAGACGCAAAGCGGGTAAGCGTAAGGCGCTTGGATAGGTATGTCGCGCTCGACCCCCGCCTCAAGCATTGGTATGTTTGCTTTTCCGACTCCAACCAGAATATTCCGATGCAGACATGGCTCAAGCCAGGATTCCGCCACGTTCGCGCCTTCGCTTTCGATGCCGCCTCCGGCGCGTGGGTTACTTTCGACCCCGGATGGGACGGCATTACGATTCGGGCCATAACGGACCCGGTGAAGGTCAAGCGAATGATTACCCATGCTTATGTCAAGGGGCCGGTGCTTTATTGCAAGACTGTTGGGGAGCCTGTGTTTCGGCCAAGGTTCCTGATGTTCTGCACCAGCCAGATATGCCATTTGCTCGGTGTGAATTTGCTTGTGCATACCCCTTGGCGGCTGTTTTGTGCTTTGAAGGAACGTGGCGCTTCCGAAATCTTATTCGAGGATTGATCTATGGGTGGACTATTTGGCGGTGCAAAGCCGCAACAGACCGGTCCAAGCGCGGCCGAGTTGCGTCTTGAGGCTGAGGCCGCCGCGCGCAAGACCGCCGAGGAAAAAAAGAAAAAGGAAGAATTGGCCCAATCATCCAGAAACAAACGTGGTCGGCGCTCTCTCCTTTCGGACGAGGATGAAGGCGGCGGATTTGTAGGACCGTAGAATGGCTGACGTTAAAAAAGTCCTCAAGGGATTCGACGCCGCCTTTGATGATCGACAGAATTGGGTAACGACATGGGACGAGTGTTACACGCTCGCCATCCCCGGTCGCATCGGGTTTTACAATTCGAGTCCCGGTCAAGCCCTGAACGAAGAAATCTTTGATTCAACGGCGGTTAATGCCACCGCAGAATTTGCCTCGCGTATGCAAGCCGGTATGACTCCGGCGTTTGCTCAATGGTACGGGTTTGATTCCGGCTCCGTCATTCCCGACGAGCAGCGCCAGAAGGTCAACGAGGAACTCGAGAAGGTCGCCGGGTATGTTTGGGAGACACTCAATCAATCCAACCTGAATCAAGAACTGCATGAAGCCTATCTTGATCTGGCCGTGGGAACCGCCGTTCTCGCCGTCGAGGAAGGCGATGCCATCGACCCCATTCGATTCACCGCCATTCCGCAACAGCAATTTGTAATTGCGGAAGGCCCGTTCGGGAACCCCGATGCCGTCTATCGCTTCCGCGAGCTGCGCCTCGATCAGATTCTTGTGATCTGGCCGAAGGCTGATATTTCCGAGCAGATGAAGCACGAAGCCAAGGACGACAAAAAGACGTTTCCGATTGTCGAGTGTGTGCAACGAAACTGGCTGAATAAGAAAACCGAGCACCATCAGTTTACCGTCGCGATTCACGAGCCACAGCACAAACTCCTTGAAGGAGATTTT